TATCATACTTTACTTTGTATTCGTCAGGCTTGACGTCTTTCAGCTTCTCATTAGCATCTGCAAGCTTCTTCTCTACGTCTGCAAGCTTCTCTGCATCTGCCTTGTAACCGTCTCTTGCTTCCTTAAGAGCTGTTACTGTCTCTGTGTGAGCTTCAATAATCTGCTCAATCTTCTCTTCTTCAATTCCCATTGCCGATAAGAATTTCCTTGTAAGTGCCATATTAAATCTCCTTTTCTTTAAAACGATTCTTTGTTTTCAGAGCTTTTGCGGTTTGCTTTCCGCCTATATGCAAAATATAACGCATTTTGTATAAATATGCAAGTATAATTTATAAATATACATTAAAATTCACCCTTAAGAACACGCTCAACTATATCGGTGTATTCGTCAACATGATCTGTCGCTGCCGGTCTTAGATATGGCTGCTCTGTCTGCCTGCTGGTGCCTAATTCAACGTAAGGAGCGTACTCGACATTAGTGCCGATATATACAGCCTTTTCGCTTAAGTTAGGCTTGTGCGTGATACTGCCCTGCAATCTTCCTGTATCTTTAGGGCAAGCTTCAACAGCGTATCTTTCTGCGGTTAATCCTATTATCGTAAGTGCTTTTTCGATTTGGTTATCAAATGCTTCCTGTACTTCTTTCTTGTGTGAGATAATTCCCATTTAATCACCTCTTTTTTTATAATCCTTCCATTCCTCATAGCTCATACCTTCCGGCAGTCTATCCCACCTCTTGCCCTTGTATTCTATACCCTTAATTTCTGCTACAAGCTGGCATCTGCAATTATATACCAAATAACCCGGTGCCTGTGGATCACCGGGATATCTTATCTGTTCTCCGTCAATCTCAAATGCACCATGCACAGGACAGGTCTGTCCGTCAAGCTGTCTGTGTTCGGAACGTGTTCGCAAGTCAAGAACTGCTTCCCATTTCTGCTCTAGCTCGATTCCCTTACTTTCTGCTTCAATGTAAGAATCAACACGCCCTGCGTTCTCTGCTCCTGTGGTGGCTGTCCTTGCGTTACGGATAGATGCGCTTTTGTCCATGCCTACTACTGTTTTAAGACGTTTTCCAATATTAGGGATGGATTCGCCTTGTAAAATACCTTGTGTTATTGCAGAACTAACCTTTTGACGATTCCACTTAAGGTCTCTGTCCTCTTCAAGCTGTGTTGGAAGTAGTGCTGGTTGGTCTTTTATTAATCTTTCGGTTGCTTCGGTATTGTATAAGCTGAATCCCAAGTCAAGCTTAGTGCCATTTTCAACCTCATATTCTCCATAATTCCGATTAAGTGTGTATATATCTATCTTATGTCCTGATATCATTTTGTTTGCGATTTTATCGGCTTTTACAAGGTCTTGCGCAAGGGATTGTTCCAAGTCTCTCATTGATTTGCCTTTAATCATGGCTTTTTTGCGCCATTCGATATAGTCCTGCTTTGAGATAATTCCTTGTTTGACTTTTTGTGACATTTCCTTGTCTGTTTTTTCATACTTCTCAAAAAACTTGTCTGTCTTGGCTTTTACCTCTTTATATGCCTGCTTGTATTCTTTCTCTATTCTTCGTTCAAGTTCTGCAAGCCTTCTGTCGGATTCCCTATGTCCGTAGTCCATGAGCTATCAAGCCTCCTTGCGTTCTCTTCATCCATCATTGCTATAACATCATCCTTCTTGTCAACGTCTCCGAGTAATGTAAGTACCTTTTCTGTGATGTAATCAGCAGGAAGATATTCGCCTGATTGTAAAAGTGTGGAAATTTCCTCTTGTGTGTTCACAATTTTTGAACGTGTAAAAGTAGGCTCATCATCTATTCCGGCAAGAGTCAGGATTCCGTGCAGAAACTCAATTAACTGATACTCAAACTCATCAGCATCATCATCAGGTGACTCATAGCCTGCCTTGATCTGTGTAGCAGTATTCGCACCACCGATAACTTCATTCGGATTAAACGCCATTGCATCTCGGTACATATCTCTTTCTAATCGGTCAAGGATTGCTTCTCTGCTCTGGTACGGAAGGTCAATTGTATGCGCTTCGGCTTTTGCACCATCATCCTCTACAACTGCTGCCTTAACTGTTTTCATGTGTTCGATAAACTTAACAAGGTCAACATCATCCATACCGCCAGCATTAGAAATAGTCCAATAAAGCATCGAAGCCTCATCGACCGTATTAGCAAATCCACTCTTAATCAAATCATAGCAATCAATGTTTTCACGAAGTCCTAACAGCTCGCTATCTCCAAACTCGTTAGCCATAAGTGGCACAATAGGAAATCCCGGATAATTCTCTCCGTCAGTAATTGTCATGCCATCTATCTCTGTTCCGCTGGTAATCAACTTGTATGCCCGCTTATCTTCTAGGACCTGCCCTTCTGATATCTTTTTGCCATCATCAGTACGCTCATTCCAAATGTATTCGGTGTAACCGTCCTCTTCATAGAGCGTAGCTCTTAATGGCTTAGAATCGTCTATTTTCCAAAATCTCACACCTGCTCTGATTGCGCCTGTGTTCTCATCAGGCAGTTCTTTGAATTCGCAAAAATTGAACACATCCAAATGATCTAAGTTCCAAAATCCGTAGGCCTTACCGCCACGCTTTGCATATCGTGCTAATTTCTGTAGCTTTGTGTCAAAATCCTTGCCCAACTTGTCAGCTGTAGAATCCTCATTCCAAGAAACGCCATTTGACAGTAAATACTGCACCTTCTGTGTTGTAAACAGTTTAAAGAATCCGCTACACAGTTTGTAATTCGGGGAAAAGTTATCAATTTTAGCCTGTCCTGATAAGGTGTATAGGATTTTTTGATAGTTGACAATAGTAGTGTTCTGACGTCTGTAATAATCGTCAGCGATCTTTGCTGTCTGATACTCTTGTGAGCTTTGGTGTTCAGTAATACATTTCCTTACGAAGTCCATTACTGTATTCTGTCTCTGTGCTTCCTGTAAATCTTGATAGGTTAAAATAATAATCACTCCTTCCTCTCATACGACCATATATACCCACCTGCTGATGGTCTTTTACCCAAACAACAACTAGATATGCTCGTTTTACATATGTTTAATGTTTTAGATGCTTCATTCATATATTGCCACTCTTTTATAAATTTACCATCCTTGCTATATTGATAAACTTTTTTCGCTAAATGGTGTTTTATTCCCTTTTTTGCTTCGCTAATATGTTTTCTGTGTTCGTCTGTAAATCCTTGTTCTTTTCTAGATTTTGATATTTTTAATTTTGTATTCTCGCTTTGATGTTTTCCTTTCATTCCATTTTTTGTTCCACCTTTTAGTTTATTATAACCCTTTTCAGAATTCTTCAGGTTTAATTTTTCAACAATCATTCTTTCTAAGTCTTGTGCTTCTTCTTCTGATAAATCAGACGCAATGATAGTATGAGTAAAAGAATCCCAGCCGTATTTCTCTATATCTGAACCAAATCTTTTATTATTTTTATAACCATTTCCACTTTTCCATCTTTTCTCTGGCTTTTGACAAGTCATACCAACATAAGATAGACCGTTTATTTTATTGGTATGTATGTACACAGTATAGTTGTTCATATAAACCACCTCCTATATAAACAATTATACCATATTTTGCTTACTTATCAATGTTAATAAGTAAGCATATTATTTCTCCTTTACATATAGATTGTTTGATACTGTGTCTTATGTCTTGCAATTTTCATAGTTTTTACATAATAACGTGTTGCATCCATGTAGTGATCATTCTCTTTTATCGGCTTATCCTCTCCTGCCTTATCATCCCACGCATAGCCCTGTGCCTCTTTCTTCCATTCTTTTATGCTTGGTGATATCTTAATTCTGCCTAACTGCATTGCGCTTGCTGTCTCTCTGATTCCATCTGCTACGTTGTTATCAGCAGGAATAGGCTTGCACCAATCACGTTTTCGCAATAGCGTGATAAAGGATGCCGCCGAAGGGTCTATGATTGTTTTTATTCTGCCCGGTATTCCTTCAACAAATTTGTCAAGGTCAGCGGCGTACTCTTCATCGGTCTTATTGATACCTGTCTCTCTGCCGGAATAATAATATCCTCTTGTGGCATACCAAGTGTGGTCATGCTTCTCCCACAATAGACAAGCGAAAGCGTTACGCGTTCCGTAGTCAATTGATAATATATACTCTTGTGGCTCTGTATCAGGTGCATCTTCAAGTATGCTCTCATACATAGGATAGATAAGTCCTTCTGCTAGTGTCCATTTACCTAAGATATATCGGTCATAATAGACAGTTCCGGCATACTCTTTGCAAAGATTATCAATAAAATCTTGTGGGAGAAATGGATTGTCAAAT